AAAGGTAAAAAGCTAACTACATTAGATGCCTTGAGTAAATTCGGATGCTTTAGATTAGCATCACGAATAAACGATTTAAGGAATGATGGAATGAATATAAAAACAAAGATTATCAAGCTAGAGAATAAGAAGCAGATAGCCCAATATTCATTAAAATAGTTTATATTTGCAACAGGATGTAGGATATCCATTTTAAAACTTATTGGCTCAAAGCTGAAACCCTAATCCTACTGGGGTGGAAGCCGAGAGCCTTTTTTATTTATGAGTAAAGACCCAGCAGTATTGTTTTACACTTCTGATTTTTTAAGTGGAACATTTACTATGACTAACGAACAGGTTGGCAAATACATTAGATTATTATGCCTCCAGCATCAAAAAGGAAGATTAACTGAAAAGGATATGCTAAGCATATGCTCTGCATATGATTCCGAGATTTGGGATAAATTTAAGATTATAGATGGATTCTACCTTAACGAAAAGATGTCAAATGAGACAATTCGTAGGCAAAAGTTTACAGAAAGTAGGAGAAACAACGCTTTAACCCCTAAAAGCGAAAGCACTAGCAAAGCATATGCTAAGCATATGGAAACTGAAACTGAAACTAGAACTGTAACTATAAATAAAACTAAAATACTAGATGAGCAGTTTGAGGAATTTTGGGATTTATACGATTATAAGAAATCTAGGGATAAAGCAGAAAAGGCTTGGAAAACTTTAAATCAAGAGGAAAAGGCTTTAGCTTTACAATATGCACCTGTATATGCTCAATCAACTCCTGATAAACAATTCCGTAAACATCCGACAACCTATCTAAACAACAAATCTTTTAACGATGAAATTATTGAACGAACTATTAGTACAAAACTTAGCTACGCAGAACTTGAATGGGAAAGACTTAAAAATCTTGGATAGGGATGAATTGAAGGTTTATAAGGCTATGGAATCTATGCACATTGGCAAATGTTCAAGGATAGAAGTAACAGAGCATCTAAAGACTTGTATTGCTTTAAGTGGAATGCAAGTGCCAACAAACCAAATATTTAATCTATGCGTTTCCTTTACGATAGAATCTTACGGACAATACAAACTAAAGGAACTAGGTGTAGCATTTAAGATGTTTGCAGAGGATAAGTTTACTATTGGGAATCATATAAATTTTAGTCCTAAGTTAATTGGGGAGGTAATGAATGCCTATAAAAAGATAGCCGTACAAGTAAGAAACAAAACAATTATAGAACCTAAACAAATAATGATGCAAGTAGATGAAGAACAAGTAATGCGAGAAGAAGCTGAGTATTGGAAAACATCTAAGAAGGACTGGAGATTCCTAAACTATCAATGCTTTGACTATTTATGGAAAAGAAAACTACTAAAGATAACACCTGATAAAGCTATGTACATAAAATCTAAAGTAAAAGCATATCATTTGGCACAGGCTAAGAAGCCAGAGGATATGTTAGTAGATGAGGAAACTATGAGACAACAATGCAAAAAATATTCCCTTAAACTTTATTACGACAACGAACTATGAAAGAAACACTACAAATGTTTAAATTCTTTTTTATCTCAGTTCCAGTATTCCTATTGGTTTACTGCTCTGTAATGATTTACATAGAACTAAAAGAATATATAAGAAAATGATATATCAACTAGAAAAAACAATAGATGTGCAAACTCCATTAGGATATGGAAAGGCAATAGCGTGGATTGACTATGGGTCAGACACAAACACAGTATGGAAAGTTATTCTTTACGATACAGGAATGGTAAGGAACTTTTACGATGATGATATTTTAGTCTATCCTAATGCAATGGATGGTGGAGAAATAGATATAAACTTCTTTAAGAAAAGGGATTTTAAAGTAACTAACAAACAATTTATAAAAGGACTAAAGAACCATTTTAAACCGAATGAGTAAGATAAGAGGACACGAAAACGCACAACCAATAAGATTAATATTCATAGATACAAAAGAAGAAATAGAATTTAAGTCAGTAGCTTACGCAAAAAGAGTAACAGGAGTAAATGAGTACCAAATAAAGGAAAGCCTTAACCCACTAAAAAAGAAGCGTTTTGATTACAAGGAACGGAAAATAGTGTTCCGTATTAAGAAATAATCTAATTTTGTGCTATGGCATTACAAACCATTCCAAAACTTACAGGAAAGACACAAACAATTTTTAATCGTTATATACGACAAAGAGATAGTCAAAATGGATATTTTACTTGCATATCGTGTGGCACTACTAAAGATACATCCCAAATGGATGCAGGTCATTATGTGCCTGTCAAGAATAGTTCAGCTTTAAGATTTGATGAGTATAATGTAAACGGAGAGTGCAAGGCTTGTAATGGGTTTGACCAATTCCACCTAATAGGTTACCGAAAGAACCTAATTGATAAGATAGGCGAAAGAATGGTTTTACATTTAGAAAGTCAGTCAAGACTAATTAAGAAATGGACTAGAACAGAGTTAAACGAAATAAACGAAAAGTATGGCGAAACTAAATCCTAATGCAAAGGTCTCTTTTGGAGCAAGGAAAAAAGGAAAGGCTAAAAAGAACTCTGGTCCTAAAGACAAACCTACTAAACCTTATAAACGACAAGGCAGATGCTAATAACAGAAATCAAATCTAATCCTAATAATCCAAGATTAATTAAGGACCATAAGTTTAAACAACTTGTAAAGTCTATTCAGGACTTCCCGCAAATGCTTGAACTTAGACCTATTGTAATAGATGAGAACAATATGGTTCTTGGTGGCAATATGAGGCTAAAGGCTTGTCTTGAAGCTGGGTTAACCGATGTTCCTGTAATACACGCTAACAATCTTAGTGAGGATAAAAAGAAAGAGTTTATTGTAAAAGATAATGTAGGCTATGGAGAATGGGACTGGGATGACCTAGCAAATAACTGGGATGCATTAGAACTAACCGAATGGGGTTTAGATATACCTAACTTTGATGCTGAAGTCTTAGAAGCTAAAGATGATGAATTTAGTGTTCCAGATAAAGGAAGTGAAACTGATATAGTTTTAGGAGATTTATTTGAGATAGGAGAACATAGATTGATTTGTGGAGATAGTACAGATAGCGACCAAATATCAAAATTAATGAATGGTAATAGATGGAATTTATTAGCCACTTCGCCTCCATATAATCAGGGTAATAGTACTTCAGATGGTTTTATTCATACTAAAGGAGGTCATACAGAAAAAGGAGTAAGATTATACGAAGATAAAAATGCTGATAATAGAAGTTCAGATGAATATTTCAAATTTTGTATTGATATATTAACTACATCTTCAATTTATAAAAACGAAGATGAACATACTGTTTGTTGGAATGTGGCATACAATGCAAAAAGTAGAGATGATTATGGCAAAATTGTATTTTCAGATGATAACCCATTTAGAGTAAAAGAAACTATTATTTGGGATAAAACACACTCAATAAATCTTCCACAAGTTGGCATATATTCAAGAAGATGTGAATTTGTATTTGTAATGTCAGCAAATGATAAATATAGAAGCAGTCAAATTTATAATGATTGCAGATGGAATTATTGGCAAATAAAAAGTTCAGGTTCTCAAATTACAGGAGAGAGTGTAGAACATAGGGCAGCATATCCAATAGAATTTGCATCTAAAATGGTTACTGATTTTTCATTAGAAGGAGATTTTATTTATGAACCATTTACCGGTAGTGGAACAACAATGGTAGCTGCACATCAACTTAAAAGAATTTGCTATGGGATGGAACTTGACCCAAAATACTGCCAAGTTATTGTGGACAGAATGAAGAAACTAGACCCATCCTTAATAATCAAAAAGAACGGATTACCTTTGTAAAAAGTGAGAAAAAAGTGAGATTATGGCAAACGAACAAAATTTAACCCCATTTGAAAAGGGAAAGCCAGGTGGTCCAGGTCGCCCAAAAGGAGTTCCTAATAGCAAGACTAGATTACTAAGATTTTTAGAATTAGTCCAATTAAAGACAAATCCAATTACAGGAGAGAAAGAAGAATTTACTGTTGCCGAGCAATTAGACCTAATGGTACTACAAAAGGCATTTAAAGGGGATTTAAAGGCTTATCAGGAAATACTTGATAGACTAGAAGGCAGAGCAAAACAAACAAACGAGATAGAACTTAGTGGAGGACTGCAAGTAAATTGGGAGGAGAAAAAAACTTATGTTGAAAAAACAGCTAGCCTATAATGGAATTATCCATAAAACAAACAACTGCTTTAGACCTATTAGAAGATAAAACAACAAATGAGATTTTATTTGGAGGAGGAGCAGGAGGTGGTAAGACTGCGTTAGGTTGCTATTGGCAGCTTAAACAAAGATTAAAATATCCCAATACAAGAGGACTAATTGGGAGAGCCGTATTAAAAACCCTAAAAGAAACTACCTTAGTCTCCTTCTTTCAGATAGCTAAAATGCAAGGACTAGAAGCCAACAAGCATTATAAGTATAACGGACAATCTAGTCAAATAGAATTTCCTAATGGTTCTACAATCTTACTTAAAGATTTATTTGCTTACCCTTCAGACCCTAACTTTGATGAATTAGGTTCATTAGAGATTACCGATGCTTTTATTGATGAGGCTAACCAAGTAGATGATAAGGCTAGAAACATTATTAAATCAAGAATAAGATTCCAACTAGACCAAAACGATTTAGTGCCTAAGATTCTTTACACTTGTAACCCAGCAAAGAACTGGACTTACTCGGAGTTCTACAAACCAGAGCAAGAAGGCACAATATCTAAGAATAAAAAGTTTATTACTTCCTTAATAGATGACAATCCTTTTAT